AAGATATATATAGTAGTGGATGCCGAATAGTCGGGTCCACTACTTAACCTTGCTTAATTGGAGGTCGCAATGACTAAAGCAACTTTATTGCCACGAAACGCATTTCTTGGTTTCGATCACATCTTCGATCAGCTGGAAAATATTCACAGCCACGCGAAGGATACCTACCCACCACATAACGTAGTTAAACACGATGCGTATCATTACGAAATCGAACTAGCTGTGGCTGGATTTAGTAAAGAACATATTGACATTGAGATTAAAGATCACGTTCTGACGATCAGAGGCGATCGTCCGCAGCGTCGCCCTCAAGAACTTTATGTTCACAAAGGTATCAGTGCTCGAAATTGGAGCAAGTCATTTAGGCTGTCGGAATATACCGAAGTAAATGGAGCCGATCTGGTGGATGGGATTTTAACTGTCAAACTTGAAGTTGTCCTTCCTGAAGAAAAGCTGCCTCGTAAAATTTCAATTGGAAACAAATACGAGGTCAAAAATGACAACAATAGCGCTGAACTACTCACAGAGTCTGTTTAACAGTTTTTGGAGAGTATTTAAAAACATTCTTTATGGTATAATGGTCGGCTGGATCATGTCTCGTCAGGCGAAAGCAAATGAATATATTGCTCGTCAAATGCTTCATGAATACAGAGGACATACGGTAGAGTCTCTTACAACCCATCTTAATACCGAATCTCTTAAAAGAATTAGAAAAGAGCTCGGTTATGAGTAAGTGGTTAAAAGACATCATCAAAAACTGGGGCATGTCTCCGGCAGAAAGATATCTTTCACAGGCAACAGATCGTATTGATCTTGAAAACCGAATGAATGATATTAAATTTGGAAGGGTAAAATTCTACTAATGTGGCCTTATAACAATGAAGAATGGGAAGTCCTAAACTAATAAATAGAAGGGAGCAGGGTAACTTGCTCCCTTTAACTACTGCAGGAGATTCACATGGAAAAATGTAGTTGCGGCCATAATTGCCATTGCGGTGAAGAATGCCAAGATTGCGCTAACGACGTATGTCAGAATTGTGATTGCCAAAATGAACGAGATATCCCAACCAGTTTTACGCAAGAAAATGTCTAGAACTGATAGATATATAAATTCGAGAATACAACAACTCAAAAGAGATCTCGAAGTAGCTCATGACGAAATGGATAAAGCTTGGTATCAAAGACTAATTCAAGAATTAGCTTGGGTTCAGCATATATCAAATAGTCATCAAAGTAACCTTAGATTAAAATCAGGAGAAAAAGAAATATGGACTTAAATAGATTACGCGAAGAAATTGCTTATGATGAAGGAGTAAAACATGAAATTTATCTCGATCACCTTGGTCTTCCTACTTTTGGTATCGGGCATCTGGTTATTGAAAGTGACCCAGAGCACGGCGAACCAGTTGGAACTCCTGTCTCAGAAGATAGAGTCGCAGAGGCATTCAATAGTGATGTTGAAACAGTGCTTGATGACTGCGGAAAACTCTACGACGATTTCGAAGAACTGCCCGAAGAAGTACAATTAATCATCGCAAACATGATGTTTAATATGGGTCGTCCTCGTCTTTCTAAATTTAAAGGTATGAAACGCGGAGTAGACGCTCGTGATTGGAATGCTGCAGCAGATGAAATGGTTGACTCTGCATGGTATCGTCAAGTCACTAATAGAGCTGAAAGACTAGTACAAAGAATGAGAGCCGTTAGTTAAAAAACTGTTTACAATACCCTCTTTTTGTGATATAATATACTTAATGATTTGGAGGTTACATGTCTTTTTACACGTCTGTCGTTCGCTACGGTAACAGTATGCTTTATCGTGGTTATGACAACCATGGTAAGAGAGTTATTCGTAAAGATTTTTTTCAACCAGAATATTTTGTTCCCTCTGCAAAGGACACGGGCTGGTACGGGTTAGAGGGAAACCCTATCGGTTCTGTGTCCTTTGACTCTATGCGAGAAGCAAAAGAATGGCTTGAAAAATATAAGGATGTCTCAGGGTTTACCATTTGTGGTAACCCAAATTACATACATCAATACATTACTTCGAAGTATCCTCGTGATATTGATTTTGACCGAGATATTATCAATGTCTCTACTATTGATATCGAGACAGAATATAATGACGGATTCCCAGAACCTAGCAGAGCTGATCAGAGAATCCTCGCAATTACACTTAAGAATAACATAGACAACGTTTACTGGGTCTGGGGTTATGGTGACTACGACGTAGAAGCCGCTCTTATTAAACCAGTGCGATATATCAAGTGTAAGAATGAAGAAGAACTTCTATTTAAATTTCTTGATTTCTTTTCTTCTCCAGAAAAATGTCCAGATGTGATCACTGGATGGAACGTAAGATTCTTTGATATTCCATATCTTGTTAATCGCACTGCAAAAGTTCTTGGAGTCGATCCGATTAAAAAGTTCTCTCCATGGGGTCTTGTTGATTATCGTAAGATTAATCGTCGTGGTCGTGAAGATGATAGCTATGATCTTCGTGGTATTCAGACGCTTGATTATCTCGAACTCTTTCAAAAGTTTGGATACTCTTACGGTCCTCAAGAATCGTATAAACTTAACCACATTGCCTCTGTAGTACTTGGTGAAAAGAAGCTTTCTTTTGAAGAGTCTGGCTCTCTTAAAAATCTCTATAGAGATGATTTTCAAAAATATATTGACTATAACATGAAAGATGTGCAGCTCGTAGACAGACTCGAAGAGAAGATGGGGCTCATCACATTAGCCATGACTGTCGCTTATAAAGGTGGAGTCAACTATGGCGATACGTTTGGTACCACTGCAATATGGGAATCTATTATCTATCGAAAACTAAACGCCCAAAAAATAGCTCCCCCAGTTAATACGATATCAACTCTTAAATCTGCTTTCGCAGGTGGATACGTTAAAGAACCTCAAGTTGGAGCTCATGATTGGGTAGTTTCTTTTGACTTAAACTCTCTGTATCCTAACATCATCGTCCAATGGAATATGTCGCCTGAGACTATAATCGGACAAAATAACCCATATGGAATTAAACACTTTCTAGACCCTAAACCTAGACCAGATGAAAAAGCTTTAGTCATAGACGAAAGATACACTATGGCAGCAAATGGTTCTCAATATCGTAAAGATAAAGACGGTGTAATTCCCTCGATTATTGTTGACTACTATGATGAGCGTAGATCTATTAAGAATATGATGCTAGCAGCTCAAAAGTCTTATCAAAAAGAGAAGACATACGAGCTAGAGAAAGAGATTAACCGTCTTGAGAATCAGCAAATGGCTATTAAGATTCTCATGAACTCTCTTTATGGTGCTCTTGGTAATCAATACTTTAAATACTTTGATATTCGTATCGCTGAGGCAGTTACTCATACTGGTCAGCTCGCTATTCAATGGGCTGAAATTGCAATGAATAAGACTATGAACTCTGTGCTTAAAACAGAAAATAAAGATTATGTTATTGCAATTGACACGGATTCTCTTTATGTTAACTTTGGTCCGCTCGTAAAACAGCTTAATCCTAAAGATCCTGTCAAGTTTCTTGATAAGATCTGTACTGAACATTTCGAACCAGCAATCGCAAAAGCTTATGATAAACTATTTCATAGTATGAATTGTCATAAGCCTCGCATGGAAATGGGTCGTGAAGTTATTGCAGATCGTGGAATCTGGACTGCAAAGAAAAGATACATATTAAACGTACATAATAACGAGGGTGTACAGTATGCCGAACCAAAACTCAAGATTATGGGAATTGAAGCCATCAAGAGTTCGACTCCAGAAGTCTGTCGTGATAAGTTCAAAGAGATCTTCAATGTTATCATATCTGGATCAGAAGCTGATACGCAGGCTTTTATTCAAGATTTTAAGAAAGAATTCAAATCTCTTCCACCGGAAAAAGTCGCATTTCCGCGTTCAGTCACGAGCATCACTGACTGGAGCGATAGGAAGTCTGTTTACAAGAAAGGCACTCCCATTCACGTTCGCGGTTCCCTCCTTTACAACAAGTATCTTAAGCAAAATGAGCTCACAAAAAATTACGAACTCATCACAAATGGATCACGAATCTTCTTTACATACATGAAAAAACCTAATCCGATTCAGGAAAACGTAATTGCTTTTCCAGATGTTCTACCAAAAGAGTTTAAATTAGATGATTACGTAGACTATGAACTTCAGTTTGATAAGACATTTGTCGAGCC